CTACCATCTTCAAGAAAATACACCCACTCTTCTTTAAACTCTTTTACAAAATATTCTGCAAGTCTTACAGTATCTTTCGTACACCAACCTTCAACATATTCTCCACTTGAAGTATTAAATTCAATTCCTTCTTCTCCGTATTTTTCTTTATACTCATCTCTATCCATATCAGTAATAAGTATACAGTAATTAGCATCTGACCGGTCGTATTCAAGTGCTTTGCCCCAATAAATAGCAAGTGCGTTGTCTACCTTTTCTATAAAAGCATCTTGGTCTTGAGAAGTATCGTTTACATACTTTGTAACTACTCTCAATGCTCCGTATCCACAAGTCACAGCGTGCTCAAATCCGTGGTCTATAGCTATATCAGCTTTAGATACCTGCTGAACATGCTTAATCCACCCACCAAGAATTCTAGCCACCTCAGGATCTCCAACAGAGTCAACAGGTACAACTTTAATACTTGGTCGATTCATTCTTTGGTCGCCAACAACTTGGTCAATAAACACAGACATCTTGTTTATCGTTAGACAAGGTCTACCATCTGAAATTCTTTGATTTTTTATCTCTTCAGGCCACTGAGCACCATCTTCTCCAACAAACTCAAGGTCGTCAAGAGCAAGTTTTCTGTTCTCGTCATCTTCATCTATAGCTTTCTGCAGCCTATCTTGAATCTCTTTAAGTATTTTTGTATCAGCAGCTGAATTCATTACATAACTCCTTTATTTTCACCAACAATAGATAACTTACGAAGTATATTTTTTACTTTACTATTAGAAGACTTCGCCCCCATTATCTGATAAAAAGTATCTTCATTAATTGGAGAATACTCCCATACAGTTTTAGTATTATACTTTACGGATAAAACACCAGTTTTTAAATTATAACTAAGTATTTCCATTATGCTCCCATCCAACTGGTTTCACTAGTTACTCTGTTACTGTACCTACTCCCAGAAGAGTAACTATCATCAGTTTCCTTAGCAAAAACCCTTGTACTATCGTTTGAAAAATACTCAGTAATACAAAGCGCATCTGCTATATTTGGACTCGCAATACCTCTAGCTTTCATATCTTTTTTACTCTCAATCACATACCCACCATGAGCGTTAAATTTATACCTCGGAGTAGCAAGCTCACTAGCAAGTTGTTCACCAAGACTCTCTGTATCACCAACAACTTTAACATCAGGGAAAGAATATTTTCCAAGTAAACAGTTGTCTCTTACCTTACACCAAAGCTCGTCTCGAAGTTTATGATACTTTGAAATATCACTTGAAGACATTGTTACATTAATCTGGTGAAGGTTTTTCAAGTTCCTTTTCTCAAGCCAATCAGTAACACCAGCTCCAACACCTATAACATCTATCCCAACTCCGCTTGCGTTAAGTTCTTGATACGTCTGAAGAACAAATCCACCAAGATCAATGGTGTTCAATTTTCTAAAAGTCTCCCAAGGGTCAATCCGAAGTCCTTGTCTTGGAAGGATTATACTTGCATCATCTCCATACCTTGCTACATCAACTCCGAGATACAACGGCTCATCTTCAGCAACTTCAAATTCCTGTCCAATGCATTGCTGAGCTGACCAAAGAGGAATCAGAGTATCTTCATCCTGCAGTGGAGGATTTCCTTCAACCCTGATTCTGTATATATTAGAATCAAGACCGTATTTAGATTCAAAGTACTTCGGCATACTTGGGTCTACATTTGAGCTTTCTCTTGAGTCAAAGTGAAATTTCTTCCAGTGTTTCTTTACTCCAGCATGGAAGTGTGAGTCATAAAAATATCCTGAATTCTTAGTCATATTACCAATAAGAAGAACCTTATTATCTGCTTGTGTCATTGCACCTTCAAGAGGAATGAAAGTTGGGTCTGGAATACCACTTGCTTCGTCACAAATGATTAACAAGTGATCACCATGAAGTCCAGCAAGTGTCTCCGCCTGTTCTTCCTTTGTTGCTCTGACTGAAGGACTTATCAATCTCAACCACCACTCTTTAGGTGCTTCTTTATGCTGAATAGAATCTTTCCTTACTATAAATTCATCAACCACAGTAGATTGTCTCAACCACTTAGAAATTTCCGCAAGAAATATATCTCGAAGCTGCCTGTTAGTCGGCGCAGTTACTACAACCTTCGCATAAGGTCTAGTTGTAAGAAACCAAAGAGCAATCCATGAAGCACTTGTATCCTTACCAATTCCATGACCACTTCGTACAGTGATACGCTTTTCTTTTGCTACTGATTGAAGAAGTTCAATTTGCTGAGTCGACGGAGTTGCCTTAACACACTCCGTTACAAACTGAAGCGGACTTCTTTTCCACTCAGAAAGAGTTTTAAGTACACTTTTATTTATGTCAGAATCTAAATCCATTTAACCTCTAAGTAAAACTGTAATAGTTACTGCACCAGAAGATTGACTTGCGCAAGTAAATCTAAGAAGATGCTCATTATTAGCATGAACAAATCTAATATAATCTGAAATATCTATAACTCCAATATCTGCACCAGATGCCGCTATAATTAAATGTTCTCCGTCTATTGGGTCTAGTACATGAACATAGTTTGAACCACCATCAATTGAATACTGAAGTTTAATAGCTCCATTATCCATCGCAGGAAAAATAGCCCCTACAAAAATCTCATGTGATTCAAGACTAAATGCACTTGATACAGTACCGCTTAATGCTACTGTAACTTCCTTAATCCTATCTCTCATATTATCGCCCATCTTTTATCTCCTTTAAGTTTTCTCAAATATTCCATCAGTATCAAACTGAATTGTTAAATCTCCAGTATCATTTCCTACTGGGCCAGTTAATGATGAAAAACAAATAGGTATATCATTAGCATAACCAGTACCAGTAAACTTATAAATCACTGCATAATAAGCATCTGTAACACCACTTGCTCCTTGACTCCAAGTAACATCATTGGCATCAAATTTAACTGTCCCAGCTGCAAGTGTTATATCTTGATTAACCAATGTCGCTCCATCATCAGTATATCCATCTCCTGCGCACTGATTTGCTTCAATAGCTGTCATATTTGCATCAGTTGCCTCAACCGGAGCCCGTGTATTATCAACTAACATTATCTTAATAGTATCTCCGCCTGTATCAAGATTAACAGTTGAACCACTTTCCTGTTTCTCAAGAAATGTATCAAATATTGTCCAGGCCATTATTTACCTCCCTTTAACTCACTCGCTATTAATATACCTTTTCTTCTATAATACTCAGCTTTAAAAGATAAATACTCAGGTGAATCTTTATCTAATGCTTTCATCTTTTCTTCGCACTTCTTAAGTCTATTTAAATTTCTCAGTTCTTTTTTCTTCTCAGATGGATTAACTAAAAGTGCTTTACCTTGTACACCTATAGTAGACTTTTTTACCTCTTCCTTTTTCCAGAATCTCCACTTCATTTTATTATCTCCTCCGAGAATTAATTAACCAACTTTTTGAACGTCTAAATACTCCAATTATTACACCACCAACAGTTGTTATAAAACTTTTTCCTGTAAATGTAATCAACCCTTTAAGTATATGTATAACTCTATTAATTTGAAAATCTAATCCAGTATACGCTATCGCACCTTTTACTATAGAAATTGTACTATCCATACTTGTAAATAAATCTTTTCCAGTTAAAGCAATTGAACCAACTGAAATATTTACACTTCTATTAATTGAAATATCTTTTCCAAGGAGATTAATAGACCCAATATCTATGATTACTGTTGCTCCACTAGTTGTTAAAATTCCGCTATAACTCCAAGTGATTGCTTGCCTCTCTGCTTGAACAATCCCAGATGTATCAGGATACATACCAGAAAACATACAAGGCATTGCTATGCAAGTAGCAGATTGTCTTTTTAATCTTGTATCAACAGCCATTAAGCGTCACCAGCTCCAAATTCGCCTCTTGTAAATGTTGTCGTTCCGTTGTCAGCAATAATAGATGAATGGTCTTTATTATCTCCAGCATCATTGTATACGTGAATTCTGGTCTGTGTTGTTTCAATCTTATTTCTAAGAAACTTATATATATAATTTATCTTATCTGAAAGTGATATAGTTGCTCCAGGTGCTTCATCTCCAGGCTCCGCATAAGTATCAGTTGCAAGCGCGTCTACTATTTCTGCGTTTACATTTGCTGCTGATAGATTATTTAATTCTGTAATTAATGCGGCAATCCCATCTGTTTGAAGCTCATTTGTATCTTCAACAATCAAGGCAGTTTCAGCTTTTACAGCATCTATTTTTGTTGCATTTGCGTTAACATTTGTTTCGCTTGCAGGGTCGGCAGGAAGGTTTGTTGTCTTTGTGCTTATCGCATCAATTAAGGTTTTTAATGCACTTAATCCATCAGTACCATTGGCAAGTTCATCACGGATAGTATCTAATAAGCTTGCCCCGTTTTCTTCCATTTCTGCTTGAATTTCTGCGACTGTCGGGGGTGTTGTGGTATTTGCTCCATAATTTGTTAATGCTGTTGCAACCTCGGCTGGTGTTGCTGCCACCCCTGCTGCATCT